TACATCAGGTGCTTCAGGTGCAAGCGGTACTTCAGGTTTATCAGGAACTTCAGGTGCTTCAGGAACAAGTGGTGCATCAGGTACATCAGGAACTTCAGGTGCTTCAGGAACAAGTGGTGCATCAGGTGCTTCAGGTACATCAGGAGCAAGTGCTGGTATAACATCTTATACTGGTGCTGCTGATAACCGTGTTATAACATCAGTAAATTCTTCTACAATAAATGCTGAACAAAACATGACATTTAATGGTACAACATTAAGTGTATCAGGATATATTGAAACGTCAGGTGGATATTATATATATTCATCTGGAGCTCTTTACGCGGCAGGTGATGTAGTAGCTTACTATTCAGATGAAAGACTTAAAAAAGGACTAGAACCAATTAATAATGCTTTAAGTAAAGTTAATTCATTAAGAGCAGTAACTTATTACCAAAATGAATTAGCTGATAATTTAATGCAAATTAAACACCCAGAAAGACAAGTTGGTGTTATAGCTCAGGATTTACAAAAAGTATTACCTGAAGTAGTAAAACCAGCTCCTTTTGATATTAATATTTTAGATAATGACGGAAATACAACTAGTAAATCAGGTGAAAATTACTTAACAGTACAATACGAAAAAATAGTACCATTATTAGTAGCAGCTATTCAAGAATTAAATGATAAAGTAAATAATTTAGAAGAACAACTTAAAAATAAATAGTTATGGGAGTAACGCCATCTTCAGGAAGTACAATTTCATATAATGATGTACTTGACTCAGCAAATTTAGGATTAACTCCTGGTACTAACGTGTCAGCTAGTGTTTTTATGAAAGAATCATGGCCTAAAGGACCATATGGTAATAATACATATCCTTATACAGGTTGGGGTTCTAGTGGATCTTATAATTATGCTAATAGATTATGTGGTACTAGACAACAAAATACTACTCAATCTCTTGGAAAATTTTATGATTTACTAGGAACCTGTGAAGGTAATGATCCAGGTGTTTTCCCTAATTACAGTGTACAATATGATATTGATGTATTATTTGGAGGATCAGATACTATAACTGATGTAACTTTTAAAATTACAGATTCACTTACAACAACTACTTTAGTTTCAGATTACCAAGCAGATCTTAATGGTCCAGGACTTAATATTATTGGTCCACTATTATTATCTACAGATCAAACACCTAATGTTCAAAATTGTTATTGGACTTTAGATTTTTATTGTGATTATAGAAGTGTATTAACTGGAAGTATGCGTGGACTCTGTGATGCAAATGATGGTAATGGAGAACAAACTATATTTAATATAAACCCAATCCTCGACGGTACTACTTATAATCTTAATTACGCGGCCCAAGGTCCTGAACCAACTGCTTCATTTACAGGATCAACTGGTGGTGGATTTAAATGGAGATTTGAATTTAATTAATTTAAATTTGGATATCTAAAACCAAGTTATTATATTTATTAGTAAATACAATTAAGTTATGACCAAAAATGATAAAATAACAGTTATCATTCATACAGAGAATGAAACTAAGTTATTAACTTTATTAAATCAATTACATCAACATCCCTTAAAGTCTCAATTTAATACTTTACAAGTTAATTGTAAAGGTATTACTCCTTGGACTAATCCAACTATACTAGATAAAATATCAACACTTACTAGTTCTTTTTATAGTATACAACCAACCTCATCATCACCTGTATTATCTCTTATAGATCTTATTTATAAAATTAAAACTAATTATGTTTTAATAATAGATGAATCTAATACATGTTTTAACGTTAAAGAATGGGATATACTTAATAATACCTATTTATTAGCGAAAACTACGGATTTATTACACTGTAATCAAGACACTAATTACCAACATATAACATGGTTTATAGCAGATTTAATTAGTCAAAAAACAAGGCATAAATTTAATCTAGATAACACCTCAGATTCAGAACGATATTTTAAAAAAATAGATCATCCTTTATTTTATGAACGAATAATTCATGTACATGGTGGATTAGGTGACCATGTTATGGCATATCCACTATTAGAAAAAATAGGAAAAAAGTGTTTTGTTAGTAGTATATACCCATTTGTTTTAGATCATATTGACACTAAGGGTTTAATTGATTGGAATGATGATTTATTTGGAGGATATCATAGATTTATTTATGATTATGGTTTAGTAAATGATTTACCCAATTTAGTAAATGCATTATTTGAAATGTATAATATACCAAAAGAAAAAACAGACGTTATGAAATATAACGGCCCAAAAATTAAATACAATAATATATCAGGCAAACCTATAGTTTTAGTAGGCAACACAGCAGCACGAGTACAAGGATTTGAATCTAATAAAAATTGGGTTGATGTTAGATGGTTTAATTTAATATTTGAATTAAAAAAATTAGGTTATCATGTTATTCAAACCGGTTCACATAAAGATGACCAAATCCCATTATCATTTGATTCTAATTCTCCTTATTGTCAAGCTGGTGTAGATGAAAAATTTTTAGATAAATCTATTCCTGAATTAGCAGGATTAATTGAAGAAGCCAGTTTATGGATAACAGTAGATACTTTTTTACATCCATTTGCAGCTTCAATAAAACCAGAGACAGGAATTTGTTTAATTCCTTTTTATAATGATTATGTAAAACATCCTAAAGTAACTTATATAGAAAAAGATTGTGGTAAAAACTATCATAATAGAAGATGGTTATTTGACTTTAAACAACCAGAAAGAAAAGAAAGTTTAGAACTAATCCAAGTAGATGATATATTAAAAGCTATAAAACTAAAAACTAATAGCTAAAATGGAGTTACAAAAAGAAATAACAGTTATAATTCATACAGAAAATGAAGAAAAACTAATATCTTTATTAGATAAATTACATAATGATCCAATTAAATCCCAAATTAAAACTTTACAAATTAATTGTAAGGGATATACTCCTTGGACTAATCAAAATTTACTAAATAAATTAACAACTTTAGCTTATCATAGTTATTTTATTAACCCTACTTTAAGTAATATACTTCAATCTACTATAGAACTTATATATAACATTGAAACAGAGTATTGTTTATTGATAGATGAAAATGATGGTTATTTTGGCGTTAAAGAGTGGGATACATTGAATAATACTTATTTATTAGCAAAAACTAGTGATTTATTATACCTTAATCATGATACCAAATATCAATCTATAAGGTGGTTTATAGCAGATTTAATTACTCAAAAAACTAAATACCCTTTTACATCTGATAATACACCAGACTCAGAAAGATATAATAAAAAAATAATTAATCCATTATTTTATGAAAGAATAATACATGTTGATGGTGGATTAGGAGATCATGTTATGGCGTACCCATTATTAGAAAAAATAGGTAAAGATTGTTATGTATCTTGTATTTATCCATTTGCTTTAGAACATATTAATATTAAAGGTTTTATATCTTGGAATGATGAATTATTTGGAGGATATAAAAAATTTGTTTATTCTTATGGATCAGCTCATAATTCTCCTACAATTATAGAAGCATTTTTTAAAATGTATAGAGAAAATCGAGAATCTCAAGATATATTAAATTATACAGGTCCTAAAATTAAATTTGAAAACACAACCGGTAAACCATTAGTATTAATCTGCCCTTCAGCAGCTAGAATCCAAAATCAAGATTCAAATAAAGACTGGGTTGAAGTTAGGTGGTTTAATTTAATATTTGAGTTAAAAAAATTAGGATATCATGTTATACAAGTAGGTTCAAGTAATGATAATCAATTCCCAATGTCATTTTCTCCTGGTGGAGTAGATAGTAAATTTTTAGATAAATCAATAGCAGAGTTAGCAGGATTAATAGATGAATCAAGTTTATGGTTAAGTGTAGATACATTTTTTCATCATTTTGCTTCTTCTGTTAAACCAAATGTAGGTATTTGTTTAACCCCATTCTATAATAACCATGCTAAACATCCTGGAGTGAAATATATTGAAAAAAATTGTGGTAAAAATTATTACAATAGAAGATGGTGGATGGACCTACAACAACCAGAAAGAAAAGAATGTATGAATTTAATTAAATTAGAAAACGTTTTAAAAATTATAAATGAAAAATAATTTAATACATCCTACAGCTATTATAGGAGAAAATGTTACTTTAGGAGAAAATAATTATATTGGTCCTTATTGTTACATTACAGGAGATACTATAATAGGAGATAATAATAGATTTGAAGCCTATTGTTCTATAGGTACACCACCAGAACATAGAGATTATTTTACTAATAGTGCGTTTAATGTTATTATAGGTAATAATAATATAGTTAGAGAATTTGTAACTATAAACGCAGGCACAATAAGAAATACAATATTAAAAAATAATACTATTATATTAAGAAATAGTCATATTGGTCATGATTCTATTATAGAAAATAAAGTTAATTTATCTTGTAATGTATTAATAGGAGGGCATAGTTACATAATGGAAGGAGTAAATATGGGATTAGGAAGTATATGTCATCAATTTAAAATAATAGGAGCTTATTCTATGATAGGAATGGGAACAATTGTAACTAAAAATTCTAAAATTGAACCTGGAAATATTTACATAGGATCTCCATCTAGATTTTTAAAAGAAAATACTATAGGTTTAGAAAGAAATAATATAAATAAAGAATATTTAAATAATTTAATAATTAAATTTAATTTTTTAACAGATGAAAATAAGTTATAATGATGTAGAAAAAGTATTAGGACGAAATCAATATATTGATTTACTTAATATTAAATTAAAAAATAAAAAACAAAAAATTCTTATTACAGGAGCTAATGGAAGTATAGGAACTGCACTTTGTAAAAAATTTGATAAAGATAAAGTATCTTATTTAGCTACTGATATAGAAGGAGATATGGAGTATATGGATATAACTGATTTTAATCAAGTCAAAACAATATTAAATAAATTTCAACCTAATATTATTATTAATATTGCTGGAGCGAAACATGCTCCTAAAGGTGAACATGAAACTTGGGAAACTTTATCTATTAATACTATAGGAACAAAAAATTTAATAGATTGTATGCCTCTTAATTGTAAAATTATATTAACTTCTACTTGTAAATCTTGTAATCCTGAAATTGTATACGGAGCTTCAAAATTAATAGCGGAACGAATGGTATTAAATAATGGAGGAAGTATAGCTCGATTTTTTAATGTTGTTGAATCATCAGGAAATGTATTTGAAATATGGAATTCATTATCTCTAGATTCTCCAATTAAAGTAGCTCCTACATGCCAAAGACATTTTATATCATTAGGAGAAGCTATAGGTTTAATTATATATACTATGAATTATCCTAATAAATCACGATTTATAGTTAATTCAGGACATAGTAGAAGTATGATAGATGTAGCTAATGATTTATATCCAAATAGAGAAAAAATTATAATAGAACCTAGACGAGGAGATAGATTTTCTGAAAGATTTTTATCAACAAGTGAATCTATTAAAAAATACCATTTAAATAATAGTGTAATAGAATTAAATAATATCCATGATAATTAAAAATATAAAATGAATAAAAATTATAAAGTAATTGATACTTTTCTTTTCAATGATGAATTAGAAATGTTAAAAATGAGATTAGATTATCTAAATGACTCAGTTGAATATTTTGTTATAGCTGAAAGTACAAGAACAACAACAGGTAATCTTAAAGAATTAACATATTCTTCAAATAGTTATCTATTTGATGAGTATAAAGATAAAATTCATTATGTTGTGTATGAACCAACAGAAGATGATTTAAATAAAAGTATAGAAGACAAATGGCATTTAGAAATACAACAAATAGAATGTCTACGAAAAAAAGCATTAGAAATATCAGATGATGATTGCTTTATTCTTCTTTCAGGAGTTGACGAATTTCCTAAAAAAGAATTATTTGATAACGCTTGGAATATTGTAAAAGATAAAACATTAGAAGCGGTCTCATTTAAAATGAAAACTTTTTATTATTCTCCATTAACTGAATTATTAATAGATTGTTTTGCTTCTGTAGGGATAAATAATAGTACTTTAAAAGAAGTTAACATGTTTAATGATTTAAGACAATATGCTTTTAATTGCCCTAATATAGAAAATGGAGGATATCATTTATCATTTTTTATGACACCAGAAAAAATACAAACTAAAATTTTAAATTTTTCTCATAGAGAATATAACACACCTGAATATTCTAATTTAGAAAAAATTAAACAACGTATATACAATGGTACTGATATTTTTGAAAGACCAGAGTGTCCTACTAAACACTATAAAGAAATATCAGATGAGTTTCCTATAGAATTTTATAGACATGAAATTTTCTTTAGAAATACATTTAATAGATTACCATTAAAGCTTCAATCTAAATTAAGAAAAGAAGGTTCAATGCAAATTGCTTTAGAAATTGAAAATTTACAATTAACTGTCGCAAGACATGAACCTAAAGTAGTAGTAGAAATTGGTACAGCTAATGGAGGTACATTATCTAGATGGTTAGAATTACCATCAGTTGAAACTGTTATTAGTGTTGATTATCCAATTGGAATTCATGGTGGTCAAGGTTTTGAAGAAAGAACATATGTAATATCAGACGCTTTAGAACAAGCTAATTTATATAATAAAAAATTCTACGCAGTTAATGGTAATTCAAAAGATTCTTATTTAATTGATAGAGTAGAAGAATTACTAAATGGTCAAAAAATAGATTTCTTATTTATTGATGGTGATCATACTTATGAAGGAGTTAAAGGTGATTTTGAATTATATGAAAAATTCTTAGCACCTACGGCATTAGTAGGATTTCATGATATTATCAATAGTTACTTCCATAGAGAAGCAAATTGTTTTGTTTCTACATTCTGGGAAGAATTAAAAGAAAAATACGGATTTGTAGAATTTATTTATACTCAATTTTTAGATCAAAAATCATTACCTTTCTTTTATGAATTTACATATAATAAAGGAGGATTTGCTGGTATAGGTTATATTGATTATTCAAAAAAAAAAGAAGATAAACCTGATTTAACTTTAGTAGTACCTATTTATAATAATGTAGATGATACTATTAATAATGTTAATATTACTTTAGGTACATCAACTATAATTAACCAAGTAATTCTTTATTCTAACGGAACTGAAGAAGAAGGAAATAAAAAATTAGAAGCATTTGCTGCTACTAATCCTATAATTGAATTATATATTAAAAAAGAAGCATTAGGTTTTGTAAAAGCAGTAAATGAAGCTTTTAAATTAGCTAAAAATGAAAACATAATGTGTTTAAATAGTGATGCTAATTTACATTCAAATTGGGAAGAATTATTATTACCTTTACTTAAAGATAAAAGTAATGGTCTTATAGGTCCTGTTAAAGTAGGTGATTATATTTTAGGTTGCTGCTCAGTAATTAGAAAATCAGTGATAAATAAAATAGGCTTATTAGATGAAGGATTTGGATTAGGCTACTCAGATGATGTTGAAATATCTTACAGAGTACAAAATAATGGCTATAATTTAGGATATATTTGTTATATGGATAATAACCAATGGAATCCAGGAGTTACATTTCCTTTAATCCATAAACAAGGAGAGTCATTTAAATTATTAGAACCAGACAAAACATCAGGTATAGTAAAATATAATTTAAGTAAATGTAAAAAGTTAATGGATTCTACTCAAGTAAAAGTATTAAAAGATTTACCTTATAAAGATATTCAAAAGCACTTAAACTTAGATGAAGTAATTATTATAGTTAACCATTCAGGAGATGAATTTGAAAAAATTAGATTTGATGAAGAAATAATTAAAGTAGCTCATGTATATGAATGTACACCAAGTATGAATATTGATACTTTAATTAAATCATTAACTAATAATAAAACAGCTAATATTATTGCTAATAATAAACCTAAATTAACTTGGTTAGCTAAATATGATGATTATGCATCAATGGGAATTTTATCTCAACGTTTATTAGAACAATTAGATAATAACATAAATTTAGCTTGTAAACCTATTATTGGAGTAACAGAAACAAAAAATCAATTAGTTCATAATTTATTAAAAAAGCCATTAAATACTGATTTAGGTATTATGTTTGCTTATCCGGATTCAATAGGTCATTTAGATGAATTTAAAACTAAAGTAGTTTATACTGGTGTTGACACAACAGATGAAGCTGGTAATTTTGTAGTTAATGGGAATAAAGCTGATTTTTTATTAACACCATCTAATATATCAAAAACAAGAATACAAAATATGGGTGTTACTAAACCTATATTTGTAGTACCTCATGGTATTGATCCTAAAGTATTCACTTATACTCCTAAAATTAAAGAAGACAAATTTAAGTTCTTATATGTAGGAGAATGTTCAGACAGAAAAGGTATATTTCATACTTTAGAAGCTTTTATTGATTTATTTAAAAATAATAATAATGTAGAATTACACATTAAGTCAAATGACTCTATGTTATTTTACAATAGTCAAGAAGTAAAAAATATTATAAAAGATCATAAAAATATATTTTGGCATATTAGTAATGATGGACATGATAAAGTAATGGACTTATATAGAAGTTGTCATGCTTATGTTTATCCATCTAGGGGTGATTCATTTGGAATGACTATATTAGAAGCTATAGCTTGTGGTTTACCAACTATAGCTACATCAGAACCAGGTTCAACTGAATTAATTAAAGATAGATACTATAATGTTTCTACTAAATCAGTATCAGTTAAAAATCATCCATGGTTTAAAGGAGAATGGGGTGAGCCAAATGTTAAAGATTTAATAAAACATATGAAACATATTTATGATAATTATGATTCAATTGTTAAAAGTGGAGTACTAAAAGAAAATTCAGACTATGTTAGAGAAAATTATTCTTGGGAAAAAATAGCTAATGATTTTGAAATTAATATTTTACCTAAATTACTTAAACCAACTAAAGTACTTACTTTATTAACATCATTTAATAGATCTCACCATATTAAAAATATTATTAATTCATTAAAAGATATCCAAGAACCAGGTATTATAAATGACATTTATATTGTTGATAACTCAAATCCAGAGAATAAAGAAGAAATATTAAAAGTTATTAATGAAAATATAAATAATAATTTTACAGTGTATAGTTCAGAATTTAATATGGGTCAACGAGGAGCTATGCTTCAAATGTTTGATAACATGAATATTGATGATTATGATTTTATTCAGTTTACAGATCAAGACAATTTATTTAATGAACCAATAAGTACATATTGTGATATATTAAATACTTATCCTGATAGATATGTAGCTACAGGTTATATGAGTAAAGAACATGGTGAATTAGGATGGCTTGAAACTCAATTTGGAAATTTATGTGTAAAAGGATCATGTAGAGCAGGACATATGGTTATGCGAGCTAAAGATATTAAAGATATGATGCCTATTCATTTAGATAGTCAACATAATAATCCACAAGTTAATTCATCTTGGAACGCAGGTTTAGATTGGGAATTAACATATTGGAATCCTAAATCACCAGGTGCTCAAGGAAAACAAAATTTTATATTATGTGTACCTGGTGGTGTGTTACATAAAGGTATAGATAGTACACTATATGATTGGCCAGTAGAAGAAAATGAATATAAATTAGAAGAGTTGATAGAATTAAGAAAAAATAAATTTTAATTTGGATCTTTAAAATATCTTTGTATATTTATATATATAAACTTAACCCATAAAATCCATTAAAAAATTATGTCATCACTTTTAATTTTTATTGTAACTATATTATTAGTAGCAATTATTATTGTATCTGCATTTGTAGGAAAAGAAAATACACCTACAAACGAAAAACCAAATTCTTTATTTCCTGTTGAAGACTATCCTCACTTTGAAGATGCTCCAGTAGCAGTAGAAAAACCATTTAATGAAGCTGAAAAACCAGCTAAAAAGAAAAAATATTACTATAGTAATAAAACAAAATCAACTAAAAAACCAAAACAAGTTAAAGCTAATCAATAATGGCTCATATTCAGTTATCATTACAAGAAATCTATAAACTTGATTCAGAACTTAACGGTTTTGTAAATCAAGAAACAGGTGAAATTTTATCATTAGGATTATTAAGTGAAAATTTAAGTTTACCTACTAAATATTGGTTAACTAATTTAGCTAAAAAAACATCATCTGAAAAATCTATTATTAATCAATTAAAAGAAGATTTAATTGTAAAGTATGGTACTAAAGATAAAAATGATAATTTTGAAATTCCTGTATGGACTGATGAGACTAAAACAAATTTTAATCCATTATATATACAATTTCAAGAAGAATTTAATGGTTTATTACAAGAAGTAAAAGAAATTGAATATCATGAATTTAAATTAAAAGAATTTAATGATGTTAAAACATCAGATAATTATATTATATTTTACAAATTAATTCAAATAGATTAATATATTATTTACTTATAATATGATATTTATAAACCGCTAGCAGTAGCGGTTTTTCTCTTATCTTTCCATATTTATAATAAAACTATTAAATGGCATTAACTTTATCTAGTGCGAGTATAGCAACTGGCGCAACTGTACAAGCAGCTCAAATAACTCAATCTATTGATGCCTTAACAGGTACAGTAGCTTATGATATAACAATAAGTGGTTCATTAACTGTCACAGGTTCATTAAATATGAATGGTACATTGAATGCTACTTCTTCTAACGCAGTTTCAGCTTCATATGCTTTAACAGCATCATTTGCTGCTACTCCAACTGTATCTGGTATAAGTGGTATTTCAGGTCGCTCAGGCTTATCAGGTATAGGATTAATTTGGGAAGGTGCTTGGAGTAGTGTTACAAATTATCAAATTAATGATATAGTTTCATCAGGCGGTAATTCTTATATAGCATTAAACAATAATTCAGATGCTTCTCCATCTGAATCACCAAGTTCATGGGCATTAGTAGCGGGATCAGGCATCTCCGGTCGTTCAGGTATTTCAGGCTTATCAGGAATATCAGGTTTATCCGGTACCTCAGGTCGCTCAGGTTTATCAGGTCTTTCAGGTCTTTCAGGTATATCAGGTTTATCAGCACTTGTAAGTTGTAGTTTAGCAGTAAGTGGTTCAACAACAGCTCAAAGAGCAATTACAGCTACATTTTCAAACCCAGATAGTTCACCATTAACACAACCACAACAATTAATACATTGGTGGACTAGTACTGTAGAAACTGGATCCGCCCAACAAGCATCAGGAACTGTTACTTATTTAGTAGTTTCAGGTAGTAATATTGTACCTATAGCAAACTCAGGTTCAATTAATCATGCTGTAACAGATTCAAGTGGTAAATTTGCTATACGATTAACTAATCCAAACACCCCGGGCACCGCCACTATTTGGTTTAATACAGAAGTACAAGGTATAATATACTCAATAAGTACAACATTAAGTAACGCTAACCCATCATAATTAAAATAATATAAAAGTCATGAAAATAGAAAAATTAACAGAATCTGAAGTTTTATCAGTAAAAGAAATTCAAAAATTAAGAGCTGAATTAATTGATAAATACGGATTAATTGAAATGTCAATCCAAGATTTAAAATTACAAAAGCAAGAAGTAACTGAAGAACTTAAAGAAATTAAAATAACAGAATTAAAATTAAGTCAAGAACTTCAATCAAAATACGGTGTAGGAACTATTAATATAGATAGTGGAGAATTCATCGGAAACGAATGATTTTAAGATTCCTTAATATATTTATAATAAACATTAAACTTATTAACAAATAACATGGCAGAAACATTAATTTCCCCTGGTGTATTAGCAAGAGAAAACGATTCATCGTTTATCAGACAACAACCAGTTAACGTAGGTGCAGCAATTATCGGTCCTACAGTTTTAGGTCCCGTTGAAATTCCAACTGTTGTTACCTCATACAGCGATTACGTAAATAAATTTGGTGCAGGATTCCAAAGTGGTAGTGATAATGTATCATTCTTTACTTCAATTGCTGCTTATAACTACTTTAACAATGGTGGTACATCATTATTAGTAGCTAGAGTAGTAAGTGCAAGTAACACTTGGACACCAGCAACTAGTACAGCAATTTTAAATAATGTAGAAAGTGGAGTATTAGAAACAGGTTCTGCTTTAAGTAACATTTCTACTAACTCAACAGCATCAGTTTCAGGTACAACAGGTAGTTTAGCTACAGGTAGTTACATTTACTCAGGTACAACAGGAGCAGGAGCAGTATTTAGTATTGTTAAAACTAGTGGTTCATTAGTAACTAGTATTACAGCTACAACAGCAGGTACAGGATATAATATTGGTGATACATTTACATTCTTATCAGGTTCAATCGGAACAGTTGGTAACGTAGTTGCTACATTAGCTGCTACTGATATTGTAAATTCAACTACTCCAGCATTTGTTTTAAAAACATTATCTGAAGGTATTATTATGAACAGTTCTTCATCAATAGATGTAAGTGGTTCATTAGCTTCAGGTTCAGCAGATAACATTAGATATCAAATCTCAAACGCAGATACAGCATCGGGAACATTTAGTTTATTAATTCGTCAAGGTAATGATAATACAAATAATCCAATTGTATTAGAAACTTGGACTGGATTATCATTAGATCCGTTTGCTGTTAACTATGTAGCTAAAGTACTTGGAGATCAAGATCAAAATTATAACTCAACAACAAACCAAATTGAAGTATCTGGTTCTTACTTTAACGCTTCACGTTATGTAAGAGTTTCAGCAGTAAATACTCCAACTCCGTATTATTTTGATAATACAGGAGTAGCTAAACCACAATATACATCATCAATTCCAGTTAACTCAAGTGGTTCATTTACAGGTGGTGTAGGTACAGTAGCAGCAGGAGCTAATTTTTACGAGACTATTAATGGTACAAATACACAAGGTTTAGTAGGTGCAGATTATGATGACATGATTGACTTATTATCAAACCAAGATGAATACAAATTTAATATCTTATTTGCTCCAGGATTATACAACTCAGGATATACATCACAATGTACATCAATGATTAATAATACTCAAACAAGAGGAGATAGTTTATTTATATTAGATTTAGTGCCTTATGGGACTCAAACATTATCTGCTGTAACAACACAAGCTAATTCAAGAAATACTTCATACGCTGCTTCATACTGGCCTTGGGTTCAAATGATTGATCCTGCTACAGGAAAGAACGTTTGGGTTCCAGCATCAACAGTAATGGCAGGTGTGTTTGCATTTAATGATACAGTAGCTGAGCCTTGGTTTGCACCAGCAGGTATTAACAGAGGTGGATTACAAGTAATTAGAGCAGAACAAAAATTACCACAAACAAGTAGAGATACTTTATATACAAACAAAGTAAATCCTATTGCTACATTCCCTGGAACAGGTACAGTAGTATATGGTCAGAAAACATTACAAACTCAAGCATCAGCTTTAGATAGAGTAAATGTTAGAAGATTGTTAATTGCTCTTAAGAACTATATTTCACAAATTGCTAATACATTAGTATTCGAACAAAATTCAACAGCAACAAGAAATGTATTCTTATCACAAGTAAATCCATACTTAGAATCAGTTCAACAAAAACAAGGTTTATACGCGTTTAGAGTAATTATGAATGAAACAAATAATACAGCAGACGTAATTGATAGAAATGAGTTGATCGGACAAATTTATATCCAACCTACAAGAACAGCTGAATTTATTTACTTAGATTTCAACATCTTACCTACAGGAGCAACATTCCCAGCGTAAGGATTAAATTAAATAATATTTATAATAAAGAATAAATAACAAAAAAATAAACATGGCAGTATTAGATCCAAACGAAATATTTTTCACAGCGTTCGAACCGAAACAACAGAACCGTTTCATTTTATACATGGATGGTATTCCAGCGTATATTATTAAAGGAGTTGCAGGTGTAAATTTAACCCAAGACGCAGTAGCTTTAAATCACATTAACGTTCAACGTTTTGTAAAAGGTAAAAGCAAATGGGGTGAAATTCAAATGACATTATTTGACCCAATCACTCCTTCAGGAGCTCAGGCGGTAATGGAATGGGTACGTTTACATCACGAATCAGTAACTGGTAGAGATGGTTATAGTGATTTTTATAAGAAAGACTTAACATTAGACGTATTAGGACCAGTAGGTGATATTGTTTCAGAATGGATTATCAAAGGTGCTTTAATTACATCAGCTAACTTTGGTGATTACAACTGGGATACAGATTCAACAGCACAAAATATTGCATTAACTATACAACCAGATTATTGTATTTTAAATTTCTAAACCTCCCCCTCCCGAAATACAGGATTAAGATGGCTCGCCTTTTAGCGAGCTTCTTTTTTTCTCATATATTTATATATATAAACATAGTTATAAACAAATCAAATTTATGGAAGACAACAAGTTCAAATTCCCAACAGAGATGGTGGATTTACCATCAAAAGGTTTAATATACCCCGCAGATAATCCGTTATCAAGCGGTAAAGTCGAAATGAAATATATGACGGCGAAAGAAGAGGATATATTAACTAACCAGAATTATATCAAACAAGGTGTAGTTTTAGACAAATTATTACAATCATTAATTGTATCTAAGATTAATTATGATGAGTTAATTGTAGGTGATAAAAATGCTATTATGATTGCTTCTCGTATTTTAGGATACGGTAAAGATTATAGTTTTAAAATGGGTGAAGAAACAGTAACAGTAGACTTAACTGAATGCCCAACTCGTTATTTAGATGAATTAACACACACTCCAGGTACAAATAATTTTAGTTATACATTTCCTCATTCAAAAACTGAAATAACATATAAGTTATTAACAGGTAAAGATGAAAAAGAAGTTCAAGCTGAATTAGATGGATTGAAAAAAATTGATAAAAATTCATCTGCTGAATTATCAACTAGATTAAAATATATGATTTTATCAGTTGGTGGAAATACAGATAAAAAAACAATTAGAGAATTTGTTGATAATTATTTATTAGCTAGAGATTCTAAAGATTTTAGAGAACATCTTAAAAAAACACAACCCGATATTGAATTAACAGCAAATTACATTAATTCAGATGGTGAATCGGAGGTCATCAACATTCCTATCACTATTACGTTTTTTTGGCCTGAGTAACGAATACAGATTTCAATTATTTAAAGTTATCCATGATATATGTTATTATGGTAACGGTGGATATGATTATCACACAGTATATGATATGCCTATTTGGTTAAGAAAATTAACATTTAACTTTATAGCAGATCAAAGACAAAAAGAATCAGACGCTTATAATAATACATCAAAAAATAAAAATAATATTGATTTTGCTGACCCTAAATCAGCTAAACAAAAATTACAAGCATCAAATCAACCAACTTATAGTACAAAGGCATCTAGAAAATAGGTGCCTTTAATATTTATAACAAAATATCTAAATGGCTAAGAATAAAGCAGAGGCAGAAATAAAAAGTACACTTAACGAAACTTCAATTATAGTTGAAGACGCGTTACGATCTATTGCTGATCAAATGGGTGAGATTTTTAAAAATGCTATTGATAGAACTAGTTCATACAGTAAAACATTATTTAATGATATAAAAGGTGGTGTAAATGCATTAGCTCGAACTACTGATATAATTGAAAAAAACCAAGCTAAATTAAATAAAGGAGATTTAACTAGAGCTGATATCACTAAACAAATTGAAGCTAGACAACTTAAAATTTTATCTATTGAAAGACAAATTGAAATAGCTTCTCGTAGTACTTCAATAAATAAAGAAGCATTATTAAAAGACTTAAACGCAGCTAAATTAGTTGAAGCTGAAGTATATAAAGAACTTGAAGAACAAGCTGTAATAGCAGATAAAATACAAAAATCAATGGGTAGCTTAGGAGCTGCCGCTGAAGGTCTTAGTAAAGGATTGCAAAAAGCAGGTTTAGGTGCTTTAAGTACTCATTTAGGTATAGATAAAGCTTTAGCTTCTACTAAAGCAATGGTAGGAGCAAGTAAAGGTAATGTAACTAATCTTGAAGCTTCTAAACATTTAGCAAAAGAACTAGGAAAAAATTTAGCTAAATCTCTTGATCCTGCTGCTTTATTAGCTATAGGTATTGAACAATTACTTCATGCTCTTAAAGAAGTAGACAAAGAGTCAGGAATTTTAGCTAAATCATTTAATGTTAGTTATTACGAAGCATTACATATACGAGATGAATTAACTAGTGTAGCTGCTCTATCAGGAGAATCAGCTGTTAATACTAATAGATTACAAGAAAGCTTAATAGCTGTAGGTAAATCTTTAGGTACTAACGCAATGTTAAATGAAGAAGATTTAATTACCTTTACTAAATTAAGAGAACAAGCAGGTTATACTAATGATGAGTTAATAGGTATTCAAAAAATATCTTTAGTTAATGGTAAAACATTAGAAGATAATACATCTGAACTATTAGGAGCAGCAGAAGCTTACGCGGCTCAAAATAAATTAGTGATTAATGAAAAGGATGTTTTAAGAGAAGTATCTAAAACATCAGCTTCTATTAAAGTATCATTAAAAGGAGGAACAGCGGCATTAGCTGAAGCTGTAGTAAAAGCTAAGCAATATGGTTTAAATTTAGAACAAGCTGATAAAATAGCTTCAGGGTTATTAAATTTTGAAAGTTCAATATCTAGTGAGTTAGAAGCTGAATTATTAACAGGTAAAAATCTTAACTTTGAAAGAGCAAGATTTTTAGCTTTAAATAATGATATAGCAGGAGCAGCTGAAGAAATAGCAAAACAAGTAGGTACATCTGCTGATTTCGCTAATATGAATAGAATTCAACAGCAAGCGATCGCTGATGCAGCTGGGTTAACTAAAGATGAATTAGCTCAATCTTTAATGGATAGAGAAGCACTAGCTAAACTATCAGAAGTTGATGGTAAAACAGCTCAAGAAAAATTTAATAATTTAGTTAAACAAACAAGTTTAGAAGAAGCTAAAGCACAGTTAGGTAGTGAACAATTAGCAAACCAATTTGCTCAACAATCAGCTGCCGATCGTTTTAGTCAAACAATAGAAAAATTAAAAGAATTATTTGTAGCATTAGCTGAACCTATATTATTAATAGTATCACCTCTTGCTGATTTATTAAGTAATATTTTAATTCCAATAGCTAAAACGCTTCAAGGTGTAAAAGAAATTATGCATGCTCTTTTTGATCCTGCTAAAAAATTTTCAGATGTATTCGCAGAAATGGGTCCTTTAGTATCAGGTATAGCAACTGCATTAACAATAGCAGGAACAGCAGTGACTTTATCTTTAGTACCTGGATTACTTAGAGCAACTGGATCAGCATTAGCTTTACTTGGACCAATGATAGGCAACGCGTTAGCTGCAATAAGCTTAAGTAGTGCTATGACTGTAGGTGTAGGAGCATTAGCAATTGCTGGAGGTATAGCAGCTGGTGTAATGGCTATGAATTCAGCTAAATCATCTGTTAAAATAGATGATGGTCAAATATCTCCAGACGGTGGTTTAATGGTATCAGGTAGAAAAGGTACATATAGTTTAGATCGCAATGATACTGTTATAGCAGGTACTAATTTAGGAGGAAGTTCATCTTCATCATCAACTGATATTCCTATGTTAAACCATATGGAAAAAATGAATGCTACATTAAATGCTATATTAAATAAAGAAGGAGTCGCATTATTTGACACTACTAGAGGAGGCACTGCATTTGGTATGGGTACATATAAAGTAACATAATATTAATATTTATAACAAAATTAAAAACATAAAACTATGAGCTTATTAGATAGATTAAGAAAACAAGGTTCAAACCAAAGTAAATATGGAGGTAATACACCACCTGTTAATCCATTAGCAACTAAAGAATCAAAAATGCATGCATTTGGAGAAGCTCCAGGCTACTCATTAAATGGTGCTTTTAACTCAACTGTAACACGTGATTACAATAAGTACGATGACGGAGTATTAAATACATTACCTCAACCATCAAACCTTGACATCAAAACTCCAGCACAAAAATACGTAGACGTTAAACCAGCGTAATGGGCTTAAAAGATATCTTTATTAACCCTGAGAGATTTAAATTCTACGGAGGGGCAGGTTATCCTACACCAAACGTTTATACAGGTGGTGTAAATGGGGTAGAGCCTCTGCTAACTCTTAAATACGGTAAAGATTCTCCTGGTGGTGGAGCAAGTAGACAACCATTTATAGTTACTCCAATCCCAGGAGCCTCAGCTACTTTTAATACTAATGGTTTAGTTATAGCTCGTTCTGCAACAGATGTAGAACGTTTAGCTAAATTTTTTACAACTACACCAGGTTTACTTTTTATAGCTAAACAAAATGTTTTATCTCAAACAAATGTTAGAACACAAGCATCAAATATTCCTACTCCTCAAATACAACCAAATAATGGTCCATATTTGCCTACTAATACATTAGCACAGGTAGGACTATCAGTAGCTGGTGCTCATTTTAATAAACAAGGTTTATTGCCCGATGGTTATTTTTCTCCTCAATATAATGATAATGAAGTTATAATAGGAATTACAGCAAAAAGTACAAATAGATTAATTTTATTAAAAGATTCAAAAATAACAAATTCAATTTCTGTTAATCCATCAACCGGAATATCACCCTTTGGAACAGAAATATTAAATTATAGAGGAGGACCTGGATCTACTTTAG